TGTAGAATCTCCATGCTGTTAATATACTCTCCAAATAATAACTTCTTAGCATCTACTTTAAACTCATACCACTGACCACCAATTTTAAACCTTTTGTCTTTTCGTTGTTTAGGGAGTTCTGTCTCTAAGAAACTCATTTTCTTTTTAATAGACTTATACTGCTTTAAACTAATATTCTTTATAACATCTCTTTTCTGTCCTGTTAAGACTGCTAGAATGTTGACTACTCTTTCTATAGGGTTTAGTTTAGAGTTTAATACTGGTCTTAGGTTGATGTAATTTCCTATTGTCACATCTTCCCACTTTGTTGGGATTGTAATTTCCATAATTCTATATATAACAAATTTATTAATTATAACAAAACACTAAAATAAATATTTAAAACTTATACGTTTATTATACGTGTTTTTTAATTTTTAATTAATTTTTCTATAGTGTTATTATTGTTTTAATATTATCTTATTTAATTTTATTATTAATGGTTAAACGAACGTTTGAACGACCGTTGAACAACCGCTTAAACGACCGCTTAAACGACCATTAAATATTTTAATTAAAATACTAAACAACTAAACACTAACTAAAATACTAACTCACAATGGCTGAGAATAGTGTTTTAATCAATTCTAATAAACTTAAATACTTTTTATATATGTTTATATACATTAACCAATTATAATGTCTTAAAACTAATATATTTAATTAGCTAGTTTATGAAATAGTATAAATCAATAATAAGATAAATATCTTATCTTATCTTATAGAACCCCATTTGCTCAGCATTTGCTTAGCATTTGCTCAGCATTTGCTAAATTCTTTCCTGTAAATAAAAAGTAGGTAACGCTCTTGTGCCGACTACCTACTTTAAACCAAAACATAAATTTTAAATGTAGCTTTAACTAAACGTATTTAGTAAAGTTGTTTATTATTTATAATCTAATATAATAAAAAAAAGCTACCTATTACAGTAGCTTATAAGTTTTAGTTAAAAATTTTTCAAATGTTATTTTTTTATTATAACCAAAAAGAGCAATATATAAACCATACTGCTCTTTTCTTTGTTGTTTAGTTAGTAACTTACTTGCTTTCATTTGATAAATAAAAATATTCATTATCAAGATAAACAATCTCTATACCATCATCATCATAATCTTCAAGATAAACAATACCTTTCTTTATTAAACTACCTACAACACCTCTCATTTTTTTAATTTCAATTCCAGTAAATTGTGATAAATCTTCTGTTTCTACACTACTAAATATTGAATCTTCATTAATATCAATATCTACATTTTTAATTAATTCTGTTAGTGTTATAGTCTCTAATTGTGTTAAATTTAAATTTTTCATTTTGTTTTGGTTTTAATTAATAATTAGTCAAATATATAAATATATTTATAAACTACAAAACTTTTTTAAACTTTTTTTATCTAATTGCATACCAACCTCTGTTATTTTCTTTTAAATGTATTAATGCCACGTATCTCAAAGCATCCATTAAATGGTCTTGTCCTATTGGTTTCTGAAGACTATTTCCGTTTTTGTCTGTTGCCCATTTATACATCCTAAACTCTCTTCTAAGGTTGCTACTATTCACAACATTGATTTTATAGCGTTTAAGAATGTCTATTCCGTTTAGAATACTGTCACGTCCTTTTGTAGCTGGTTTAGCGTTTAATCCTAGTCTATATATTTCTTCTATACTTTTAGGCTCTGCTGAGTCACATATAACCTCATCTCTTCCAACTATAGGAAGTAAAGCCTCAGCTAAGTCCTGGTTAGTTAATTCTCTTTGGTAGAGTATTTCTTTTAAATATAGTTCGTCATCTCGTTTGTATACTGCTACACATGCTGAGGGGTCTATACTATACCCAAAGTCTAAACCATAAGCCACTAACTTACAGTCTGGCATACTATCAACATACTTCACATTCTCGTATATTAAACCACTTATATTTCCATATTCACCAAGACCATAAATCTTCCAGAACTCTTTGTCTGTTTGTTGTAGATATTCTATTTCTTTTATTAATGACTTAGGAAGAAACGCATTATTCTTATAGTTACTTACTATTACCTCAACGTCTCCTACTTCCTTAGAACGCTTTATTTCTAGTTCCTGGTTAATCCATATTTGTTCATCGTCTGGGTTAAAGTCTAGGAATATCTTATTCTCGGTCCTCATTAATAATTGGAAAAACTCTTGTTTGTATTCTAACTCATTGGCCTCATTACAGTATAATATATTTCTTTTAGCACCTCTCAGCTTTTGTTCGTCATCTGCACCAATAAACTCCACTAACCTTTTACCATATCTATACTGTTTCTTAGTTTTGTTGTGGTCTATTCCAGAATACCAACCTTCAGCCTTTAGAATGTCTTCAAAGTCTCTAATTACTGTTCCGTCTAGATTGGTCCTATATTTCCTAACTGTAGTCCATACACCTTCATGACAGTACTTATCAGACCCATAGTTGCCACTAATTAACCACAATGCACATAATTGGTTTAAAGACCAGGTTTTAGAACTTCTAGTCCCTCCTCTATTTATTACGATTTTAGACTGACTGTCATAGTTACGTTCAAATATTTCAGTCGCTTCCACGCTTTATATTGATGTTTATATTATTGACTGTTGACTCAATCTCCTGTTTGTCTGGTGCATTTAGTCCAAACATCTTAGCTATAGAATCATAAGCACCTCTATAGTCAGAACCCTTAACCATTTCTTTAAGTAAATAGAATTTAGCTTTCTGCTCTTTTGTGAGGTTTTCTTTTGCTGCTAGGTCCATTAGATACTCCCAAGATTTAATCATTTTAAAGTAACCGTCAGCTACTTCCTTGCGTGTTATTTGGAAAGCTTCTGCTTCTTTTGTTTGCAACTCTTGCACCCTTGTACTTATATTGTACTGAGCTAAGAGATGACTAGCCTTAGTTGCTATAGTCTCTAACTTAGTGTCAGCACCAACATCATAAGCACGTCTATAAGCCTCTGACGCATTGCCAGTGTTGACATACTCCTCAGCGAATTTATTTTGTTTAGGTGTTAGCTTATTCATAGTTTCTCGCTATTGTCTATAACTTGTTTTATAAATGAGTCAGGAAGTCTCCTCCATTTTCTTCTAGCTTCCATAAACCTAATAAAGTAATTTACTGCTTTACTACCAAACTTAGCTTTTTGCTCTTTTATTTCTTTAGGTGTTAGTTTCATTTAAACTCTACTAAGTCCTCAATATTAACTTTAAATTGTTTATAATTACCTTCCTCAGTATGGCTAACTATTGCCAACTTACTATCTAATGATTTTATATAAACTCTTTTATTATTATATGTCAATCTTCTTTTTAACATTTTCTCTTTAAAAGTCTTCTTCGTCATCCAATCCATTTTCTTCGTGTATATATGCTAATTCTAAAATTCTATAATCTGCTTCAAAATCAAAAGTTGTAGAGGCCACTCCATTAATGTCAAAACACTCGTAAATCTCGCCATTCATTTCTGAGTAGAAATATAACCCTTCGTCATCAATATAATAACCATAGCTAAAATCACTTTTTAGTAGGTCTCTTTCGTCTAACATTCTTTTTCTTTTTTACTTGTTTAACTTCCTTAGCTTCTTTTTCAGTAAGCCAATTAAATAAGATTTGCATTTGAGATTTTACACAACTATTGCAAGCCCAACTCACTTTCATGTCTGGATGTAATTCTTTTAGTATTGGTTCTAAGTTGTTTCTTAAAAAGGATATGTCTACAGAGCCTGGAAAGGCATTTGTTTTATTATATAGTTTGATGGTTTCTTCTATTGTCATAGTAATCGTCTTTCAATTATACGTAAAATTAACGGTGTTATTAATATTATTGGGTCTAAAGTTATTAAAAAATAAATTAATGATAGCCAGAAGGTAAGGCAGAAACTACAGTTAAAAGGCTTGTAGTCCCATTTATCAATCAAAGGTCTAGCATAGTCTACCCATGTAGTAGCTATGGTTATTATTACTAATATACTAACTATAGAATTCATTTAATGTCCATTTTTGTTTTATCTTGTTTGCTAATTCTTTAAACTTATATTGTATTGTATTACGGTGGATGTCGCTTTTTTCAGCTAGACAGTTTCTATTACCACTACAAATCAATAATTGTTCCATCATTATTTTATCTAAGCCATCTAAAGAGTTTATTAAGTCTTTTAGTACCTCATCTTTAAAACAACTATTAGAGTAGGTTTCTATATCCTCTATACTACTAAATTGACTAGGTAAATAGTATTTGGTTCTGTATTGTCCACGCTCGCTAATTATTTGATATAGGCAAAGTTTATAAACATATTTCTTAATGCTGTTTTCTTTGTCTAATTGAATGATAAAATCTTCACCCTTATTAAGTAGAATCATGAAAATGTCTTGTTTAAAGTCCTCTAACTCAACAACATTGTATTCTCTACCAATCCAAAATATAAAGTTTTCTATTTTCTTAATTAGCTTTCTGTCCATTTAAAACATTGTTAATTGTTGTTTATGTTGGTTAATTCTTTTCATAGATGCTTCGTAATATTCCTTATCTAATTCACACGCTGTTAAATTGTATCCTAAATTATGGCAAGCAATAGCTATTGAGCCACTACCTAAATGTGTATCTAATATTTTATCTCCCTCTTTAGCATAGTTCATTAATAACCATTCATATAACTTTACAGGTTTTTGTGTTGGGTGTATTCTGTGTTCTTTGTTTTTCATATCGTGTTGAATCATACCGTGCCAAGCAATATCAACAAAATCTATTTTATTTAACCAAGATAACCAAGCTAATTCTCCTTGTGAGTATGTAGGCATTGTAACGTGCTTATGCCAATACAACATACCCCCTTGTAGATTGAAAAAGTTTGCACCCCAAACAATTTGCTTTTTACTAACTCTTTTTAAATCTGCAAAATAATCATCATTAGGTGTTGCATTATCCCAATTTGTTTTTTTATAAGTGTTTATTTTAGCTTTGCTTGTTTTTTCGTGTCTATCACTATTTTTACCATTGTTTTTATTATCTGCATCAATCCCATAAGGAGGGTCTACAATAGCAAGGTCAAAGTAGTTATCTTCATACCTTGCCATTAATTGCATATTATCTTCGTTAGTAATATTCATCAATATTCTTTTGTCACGTTATACATTTCAGACTTTAAAAAACTTATATTAGTCCTCATTGCATCTATTACTCTATAGCCAGACTCTAATAATCTTCTTAGTTTATACATCTCAGGGACTTCTACATTAGCCTCATTAGTAGCTCTAGCTACAGAAAAACCTTCTTTAACTCTATCGTGTATAACCTTTTCATAGTTTTGATGTGCTTCTGTTCTAATAGTTTCTATATAGTATAGATAGGCTGTCAATTCTTTTAGTTGTTTATTTAAGCTGTTACCATCAAATACGTCAGTTTGTTTATATTCTTTTATTATTTCAGCTATTTTATTTAGTGTTGATTTCATCTTGTAGTTGTTGTATGGTTAATAATAAATTCATAAAGTCCTCAAATTCTAGACAGGCATAGTCATTCTCAAAGTTTTTAGTAAACACTACAACAGGAGTTTTCCCCATTGGTCTGTCACTTCTAGCCTGTTCTAAAGCTTTCCAGATGTTTAGCTTTTCTTGGTTTTTACATTCCCAATGATAGTCAAATAAAACAGAGTCTGGGTTAATGTCTATAATGTCTCCTTTAATACTCATACCACCACTCATAGGAGTACGTCTTACATTAGTATTGAACTTTTTATTTAGTTGTTTAGCCACGTCTCTTTCAAAACGATTGCCTTTCTGTTTTGCATTTAAACTCATTTTATGTTGTTTATTTCTTTGTTAGGCTTAATTATTCAATTTCATTTAAAATAAGTCCAGTAATAGGCAGACTTAAAATAAATATACTAATCAAACTAAATACATAGCCTCCACGCACTTCTCTATCCCAATTCATAGCATTA